CCCGGCTATTCCTTAATTGGAATAGCCCCACCTGATGTTTATGCTTGACGCATCAGGACGTCCTGCGTACGTGAGATGATCATCTTGCGCATGAAGGACAAAGTCCTCCCAGTCGCTTGGGGATTCTGAATCCAAGCGGAAGGCAAGACACTTCATCAGTGCAGCATCGTTATCGATCGGTGACAATCGTTTCCGATACTTGACGACCGCGCCCCTAACCATAGGGCGATGAAGCCGAGGACATACCCTATCCGAGTCGAAACCCAGAAAGGAGTGACGCCCAAGCACTGTGGAGTCTTCTGCGACTGCAGGTAGAGGGATTATACCTTGTAGGTAGTCATCCAACCACCGAGCAGTTTTCCACAAACCACGCTTGTAGGCGTGATTGCGGAATTCCACCGCAGAAACCAACTCACTGACAGCATTCCGGTCGGTAGGTAGTACCCGCCTGACGCGACAAATAGTCACGTCATCTCCGGCGAAGTACTCTTTACCGCAAGACTCTCTGAACTTACCTGTCCAGAACGACTTGTGTCGGTTGACTTTGAAGCCGAATAGCTCCAAAGCGTCGACAACGGAACTGACAGTCTCCACAGGGACAATGATATCGTCCCCATAGATTCGCACCGAACCAGCCAGCTCAATGAGCTGTTTATGGCTGGCGAAGCGGGTGTTCGTTGCCTGTTGGATCCCGTATACGACAACGGTCAGGAAGACCATCGTCTCTACAGGGAACGTCAAGGCAGAACCCATCGACGCGAACCTGGAGAGGGTGTGAACACCCCAACCAGGCACGTCGGCCCTAAGACTCCGTGATGCCTGCACCAAATCGTTAAGATGAGGGTAGGGCGAAAACAGAGCCTCGACGAGCCGATTCGAGACACGATCCGACGCCTCACTCAAGTCGAGTGTTGCGAGGTTCCCATTAAGGGATCCTTCCATTGCCAAGCGCTGGTTAGGCTCTTGGTAAGTGGTTCCGATCAGGGCAGCCAGGATACTCCTGTCTACCTCCCACTTGATCTGCCGAGCAACAGCCTGCTGCATATACTGCATACAGGTTGGCTCAATGGCGATGATCCGTGGTGTCTCTGCGGTCTTAGGAACATGAATCACTCTGACGGGCAATTCATGCTCCGGGCTGCGGAAGTCGGTCCGGTCATACCGATCCGTGGAATAACCACGGAAGTCAGCATACCGCCCCAAAGGGGCTACATCCTCGAGCCTGGTTGTCCACATTGGCATCTCGTACTTGGCGTTTCCGACAAGACGATCAGCCGTGGCTCCAGGTCCGTGAGAAGGGACCAAATCAAACGCATCAACCTTCCGATTGACAGCGCTCAATTCAGCAGAGTAGAGAATCTTGCTGATCCTAGTAAACTCTTGTAAGAGTTGTGGATCAACATTCTTCTCCCACTCTCCGACTTCAACATCGGACTTGATGAACCCAGCGAAAGCATCAGCAGTACGCTTAGCCCCGCAGTCGAGCTCGATCTTCTTAAACAGCATTGTCAGCTGTCGAAGGGATCGAATCGCCTCGGTAGAAGGTTCATCAAGCAGAACACCGCTTGCACGATCGAACACGAGCTCCATGAATCCCCCTAGAAACACCGGGAGGTTCTGCCTGCACTTGAAACCAACGTACAGGTCGGGAGTTGAGGCGCCGTTGCGTAGCCCTTCTTCAAGGGCCGCGCCATAACGCGGTAGAACTCGAGTAAAGAACTCGAGCCCCTCATGTTCGTACCGCCTCAGGACGGTTTTAATATCCTGAGTGGTGTCTACTGAGCAGAAGCCCCCGACATCGTCGAGGACTCGCAGGAAGAGTGTTACTAGGCTTTTCATGTCTCCCCTTCATAGGGTAGGCATCCAAGCCCCAACACGACTCCACCGAGGTGCCTGACAAGCACCTCAAGTGGCACAGCTCCATCAGTCCCGTGTCAAAGGTACGTGAATAATGCACCTAAGACACACGGAGCGAAGAGGATGCAGAGACCTACGAGCCAAGAGCGAAGCGAAGGATTTCGCCGTTCAGG